CGACTGGACCCACCGGACCGACCGGACCCACCGGACCCACCGGAATCTACGGAACAGGCACGACTGGACCCACCGGACCGACCGGACCTCCGGGTACAGGATATACGGGTCCGACGGGACGTACAGGCACAACTGGACCTCCGGGTACAGGATACACGGGTCCGACTGGACCGACTGGACCCACCGGAGTCTACGGAACAGGCGCGACCGGACCCACAGGGATGACAGGGCGCACGGGAATGACAGGTCCCACTGGACCCCAGGGTGTTGTGAACGTGAGCGGGTTTACGGTTACAAACCAGGTTCTGACGACGTCCACAACCGCCTCGACGATTAACGCGAACCCGAACTTGACATTCAACGGGTCAACACTCACTGTCACGGGTAACTTGATTACGAACTATATCAATTCGTTCACGGGTACATTGACCAGCGTCGCAAACTTATCAAACGCATTGTTACTGGCAATCAACTACTCGGCTAACGTATACATCGTTGAATATAGCATGCGCAGCTCTAACGTTGCGGGAGGCGCATGGTTCACCCCGATTAGCGGCGGTGCACTTGTTCAGTCTAACGCATACGTCGCACTATTATACTCGTACTCGGGAACCCCACTCGTCTCCTATATCAACGGTGTCGGCGGCGGTCCATCGTATAGCAATAACACCGGAGCAACCGTTGACGTCTTCTATGCGATCACGGTCCGCTCGATTGGATAGTCAGTGTGGCTATGAGTGTATTTGACTGTAGTTGAAGCGTCTCTGTCGTACCAGGAAACTCTGCGCATTCAGTTGCGATCAAGTCTTCGATGGACGGGCTTGGGAACAAGTAGTCGATGTAATCCATAACTTGCGCACGCCGCACACCATCCGCACACTTCAACGGCGGAATGATATTCAATATGAACACCAACGACATTCCATCTGGGTTGGCTGCGACGTGATTCGCAATGCTTGTGACGAGTGCGTCTTGTAGAAGAGCCCGATCTTCAAGCTCCTTGGTGGAGTAAGGCATTTATTAGTATGTATCAGACAAGTGTACGCGTGCGGAAACTAGTCCTTTCCGCCAAACTTCTTGTAGTACTCCGCATACGACATCGGTGCAGGGCTGGTGTGAGCATTCGAGTTGACGATCTCAGGTGCATACCGCTGAAACAGCTTCTGACCCACAGCCGTGGACGCGTCCTCCGCAGTGATCTCACCCTTCTCAATACGCCGCTTCAAGGCTAGCATCTCGAAGAACGTCGAGTCCAGACGGTCCTCTGCGTGCATCTGCCACAACGCAGGGTAGTCGAAAAAAAGAGTCTTGTTCTCCGTCTTCATCTTCTCCATGAACTCCTCCTGACGAAGGTGACGCCACTTCTTCTTCGAGTGGTCCATGTTGCGAACAAGAGCCTGGATCTGCGTCGCATTCAGTTCCTCTGTCGTGATGTTGCGCTCGCCTTCCGCGATTTGCTCAGGTGTGAGTTCAAGACGACGTTCTGCCATTGTTATGAGTTGGCATAGAATCTATAAGTGGGTGTAACGCAGCCATCAACTGCGAGCACTCCGCGTGATGTGTCATACCCGTCAGAATGACGTTTCCAGTCCTGAACACCTTCGCAATCCACGCATAGCCTGGGAAGTAGATCTTGACTGCGGGATACACCGAAGGCTCGTACTCCGTCTTGATTCCACGCCGACGAAGCGTATCGTACAAGGTCTCTCGCGACACGGTACCTTCGGCTGTCAGACGCGTCTTGTAGTTCATCAGCACAACGCGCCGAACTTCTTGCGTCCACACATTCTTCGGAGCCACATCGTCCGGGACAACAATCGCGTGCGGACAGGTTGCGGTGATGTGCGCCCTTAGTCGCGCCATGACCGAACGGTCGTACCGCTCGTCCAGCACACCTGTGATGTGAAACACTCCATTCTGGAATATCTTCACCGTAATCTCCTTCTTCTTCAATGTCCCATCACCATCGTCCAGACTGACGAGAGTGATGGAATTGTGTCCGAACCCGGTCGTTCGCTTCGCCGGTGCCTTCTTGACTCGTCTCTTAATCAGGTCTCGCTTTGAAGACCCGCGTGCAGGGACACCCTGCTTCTCAATTTTGATGATGGACTCCGTCAGTGGCAGCTCATCGAGTAGTCGATTCGTGTCCAGACGAACGTTCGCTGTGTACAGTACCACCATGGTTGTCAGTATTGGCGTCTCCATGCACTGGGCTCGTGTAAATGAAATCGATTTCGTTTTTCCAAGACTGTGAAAAGGAGAAGGGTTCGCGACTAATGACATGGCATTCGAATCCACGGAGTACCCGACGTAGCTTCGTTTCCTCTGTCAATTCGAGCATCCAGCCTTCGAGATACCCGAGCCAAAGAACGGCTGTTTTGTGATGTGCGAGAATACCCAACGAAGTCTCAGCAAGAGTACTGAGTGGTTCGCAGGATAAGTCAAAACATCCAGCGGGTTTCGCGGCTGGATATGTGTACACTGTAAGCATGCTTTTGTAAAGAGACGTTCAATTAAGTGACTGTACGAGGCGCAACGTACGTGTTCTTCCACACAGGTCCACCGGTTGTGGAGTTGATGAGTCCCGGGCTCAGTCCCACGCACCCGCACGACGACGCGAAGTTCACCTTGCCACACGCCTGACAGCAGTTGTTGATGGACTGCCGGGCTTTGGCAATCCGGTCCTCGCGGTAATAGTTCGAATCTGACGAGGGAATCAGCGTAGACAGCCGGATCGTGTCATTGACTTCGCGGTACATGTCCACGCCGTAGCTGTCTTTTCCGTAGCACAAGTCCTTGATCTGCGACGGTTTCGTGTTCACAGTTGCCACCGCATTCGCGGACGCATACCCAATGTACGCAGACGCATCCTTCACCTGGTGTCCGCGCGCAATGGTCGCAGACGATCCGTTGCGTGTGCTCGGGGCATTCAGCGTGGTTACACACGCAGTCGCAGGCAAAAACTGCTCGTAGACAGCAGACGCTGCATTCTGCCGCCGAATCTCGGTCATCTGACCACATGTCATGCGTGGACGTGTGTCAATATACTTTTGCGTCTTGAGTTGCTGTCTCACCAGATACTCGCTACACGACGACATCTTGTTCTTAGGTGGAGAGGATTCTACACCCCAGGATGCGTCAACAGATGGCGGCGGCAACACTCTCGCGTAAGTCCAAGCTGATTGAGAGCTCGACCCTCCGCAGTGACCTTTGTTTCCGTCGTCAGGTACATCAGCTGTCCATCCGCTGGACGTCCATCCTCACGACGAAAGTCCTTGACGAGACGATTGAACTCCTTCCACTTGCCTGCGAGGGGAAGATTACACGTGTAGCAACGGATTACGATTGGGAAGTCCATGCTGTGTCTTTTATATGGCTTGGACAGTTCGTTTTTCGCAGACTAGAACAATGAAAGTCAAGACGAAAACACTGTACTGGGTCGCAGCGGCTTTCTTTGTGTTGGGGTTGGTCCTGTTATTGGTTCCCAGCACCCCCAGCTTCACCGCCACGTACTCAAAGGACGTGAGCCGGTTCGGAAGCGACTCCGTGGACATGCAGATGGCGATGGGCACTCTTCACACGGATCCGCCGTACATGATGGTACCCAAGCCAGAGATGAAACCTACCCTACTGTTCCCGCCCTCAGAGGATGACCTTTCGAAACTTTCAGGACCGCCTGCGACTATACACTAATGCCCGACTGGGTACTGGTGGGGACATCTCACTTCATTCTATTGCCCGTCGTCGCATATCTGAACTCACGTGAATGGGTGTGTGCGGGACTTGTCTTTGGCACCTACCTGTCATCGGTGGCTCATCATTCGACGAAGCCATTCTCAACGGTACTCCTGTATACGGACATGGCATTCGCGCAGATTGCGAATCTGTGTGCGGTCTATACCACCCTTCAATGGGTTCCATTTTCGATACCGCTGTATCTGTGCTTTTTGTCCTGTCCGCTCATCGTCCACTACTACGGTCATCACCACAGTATTCTTGGATGGGACCCAGATCCAGCCGTCTCTACGTGGTGGCACGCGTTCCTCCACGCCTTCACATCCCTGTCCTCCACGCTCTCCATTCTGCTCGCTTTCACACATACGTCGTGAACTGTGTATGCCGAACTGGGCACTTGTCGCATCAAGTCACTTCTTTCTCATTCCGTCGTTATCAGCCATCGCGTTACGCGGATACGTACCTGGAGGGCTTGTATTTGCAACGTACCTCGTCTCCGTCGCGTATCACTCGACAAAGCCGCGGTTTCCATGGTTATTGAATCTTGATATCATATTTGCACATCTTGCCCATATCACCATGATGTGGACGACAGCACAATGGATGCCCTATTCGCTCCCCGTGTATGCACTGTTTCTGTCGTGTGCGGCAATCACCTATTACTACGGTCAGACCTATGAGTGTCTCGCATGGGACCCGAATCCAGTGGTCTCCACGCGATGGCATGCGTTCATGCATGGGTTTTTGGGATTAAGCTCTGCGTTCTCGGTCTTGATGGCCTCTGCTTCGGGTAACAATGTCTTGTGGTTCTTTAACAAATGAGCCCATTCAAAAAGTGGCTGTTGATCTTCATCGTCACACTCGCACTGATTCACATGGGGTTCGGTAGCCTCGCCGACATCCTCCGCACTGGACAACTCACCTCTCAACACGGTTGGACTGAAGCGTTGATTCTTATGCTATTAGCCATTGTCGTCGCGATTGCAGTGAAGTAACTACCACGCCAACTCGAGCTCCTGTGCGGACCAAAACTCGTTGGCTCCATTCGGCATCTGACGACGGAACAGAAACGGAAGCCTACGCTGCTCAATCTCACGACGCGCAACCTGGTCGAGGAATCGTGGGTCCGACGTACGAAGTCCATCGAGACTCACAAGAGGCTTTGCTCCCTCTGCGAGCTGCTGCTGCCGAGCTGCGAGGAGAGCGACGTATTCATAACGGCTGAAGTACGGGCGAGTCATACGCTGTCCCTTACCGATGGCTTCAACGACTTGTGCGCGGTACACGGGAGCAACCTCGGGGTGGTCCGTAAGAGACTGCGTAGGCGCCGCGGCGGCGGGGGGAACAGCAGCAGCGTTCGTTGACATAGTCTCCTCTTGTCTAGGAACATACTCTTTCGTTTTCAATAAATGCCGATCATCCGTGGTGCTGCGGGTGGAACGGACCCCGGTGGTGCTCATCCGCAGGTTGCGGGTGGCAATGGCTCATGCATCGTTCAATACACCGTGAACCCGAGGTTTCACGACTGGAAGAGCCCGCCGTTCAATGGACGTATCTACATCACGTGAAAAATGTTAGCACTAGACAATGCCTACCCGTCCCGCGTCCGATTACCTGGCGTATGTCAAATCACAGATCCTGACTCAGACAGCAGTTGCTGTTCCGCAAGCTCGCAACGTTCTTCGTTATGAAGGGGCTGGAACTCGCCTTAATGCGATTACACAGTACTCGGATATGCGGTATGTGACCACGGGACAGGCTCCACCTGCCCGCATTGCCCCGCGTCAAAAAGTATTCAACCGCTCCAACCCTCTCGCGCTGTCGACGGTTGCGACTCTGAGTGGCGGCGGTGTCTTGGGCGGAGTTGTCAGCCGCCCTCAGCCGAGGACGTCGGGTACGACTAGCTTAGTCGTCCTGCAAACCAACCTCATTCAGAATGCACAGGCGTGTGCGGGCAAGAGCGGCACGACCTTCACGTCGTCTGTTCCTGCGACCAGTGGATTACCGTAATCAAGCCCTGGCATTCTGCTTCCACATCGCATCGCAGACTGCGCACTGGTACATCCAGACTACATTCACCGAGTCCAGCTTCACACCTACAATGTCAGACTCCTTACCTTGTGTTGCGCAGGTAGGATTCAGACACACCATTGTCTTGAAGCGAGGCAGCGTCGGGTCGTACTTCAAGTACGGATTGATTGAGTACTGGACAGATGTGTCCTGTTGAAGGTCATGCTCGTACACAACCGGATTCTCCTTCGTCGCCTCCTCCTCGTAAGGGCACGAGCGGCACTTCAAGTATGCCTTTCCCTCGCGCTCCTCGATCTCGTACAGGAAATTGGAGCAGTCGGTACAGAACTTCATTGCTTACCCTTTGGTAACAAAATCGTCGTCCGTTTTAAATGACTAAACCCGGATTCGTGCGTTCAAAAGGAATCAGCCCGCCACAACTCATCGGGGGAATAAGTAACGATGCAAGCCGGACACCTTCAAAAGTTTCTGGACGCTCACCGTGCGGAGACCAAGAGTGGTCTCGAGACTCATCAGCTCTTCGGACATGGTATTCTCTACACGATTCCTGACGAGAAGATGGACGAGTTCTATCGCCTCTACTGCAACCACGTCGCAAACAATGGTCCACTGACCATCACGGAGAAGATGACCCGGATCGGTCCTCTCCGTGTGGATCTCGACTTCCTGTACGATGGACGAGTCGATGACCACAAGCACACACAGGCAATGACAATTGCCTTCGTTAAGGCGTACATGTCCGAGGCTGCGAAGTATGTCCAGGTCAAGGACATCGTGGATGTCTACGTGATGGAGAAGCCCGAGCCGACCTTCTACCCGGGCAAGAAGGAGTCGAAGTCCGGTATTCACCTGGTGGTGCCAGAGGTTCGCGTGAATCGCAACGTGGAGCTGGCAATCCGCAATGCACTTCTTCCGAAGATGGACGAGTACTTCCCCAACCTCGGACTGAAGAAGGACTGGCGCGAGACCTATGACAAGTCCCCGCTCAATCACACGAGCTGGTGGGCTCTGCTGGGTTCGAAGAAGCCGGCGGGTGAGGGTGCGACGCCGCAGCCGTATCAGCTCAAGTACTCGATCGAGTGGGACCCGAATGACGTGGCGGTGGCTATCGACGAGGAGGTGAATCGCGAGGTCAAGCCGGAGAATATCCGCAAGTTCTCGGTCCGGTCCTCCAACGAGTCAGAGTCTCCGTTCACCGAGCTGGGTAAGGCGTACGCCTTGAAGGAGGAGGAGGTGCGTATCTCGGGTGGAACTGCGATGATGCCCCAACGCGGTCGCCCGGCTCAGCGTACAGGTGACCCGGGTTCGCGCGGTTCGTCTCCGACTCGCGTGATCTACCTCCAACCTCTGTCCAAGTCGATGTCTGACTACTACGAGGCTCACATCTTCAACTTGAAGTCGGATCGGTTCAATGATCACGACGAGCGTACCAAGGTGGGACACTGCTTGAAGAACATTCACCCTGATTTGGAGAATCTCTGGCTCGAGTTCTGTTCGCAGCGTGTGGACGGCAAGTATGATCCGCGTGAGGCGATGGCGAAGTGGCAGGGATTCAACTTCCGCAACGACGGTGCGAAGCTGGGTGTAGGCAGCCTGCGCCACTGGTCGCGGATGGACAATGCGGACGGCTACATCCAGATTGAGAAGATGAACATTGACCGTCTGCTAGACGAGGCTACGGATACGCAGACGGAGCACGATATGGCGCAGGTCGTCTATGCCAAGTTCCGCGACGAGTTCAAGTGTGCGCGGTTCAGTGCGTCATCGTGGTACTGGTTCGCAGGTCACACGTGGCGCGAGACAGATAAGGGTGTTTCGCTTCAGTGTCGCCTGTCATCGGACGTCTTCCGCGACTTCTTCCGCAAGGAGACGGAGATCACGACCATGATGAATGCGGATGGATTCCCGCAGTGTCCGGAGGGAAAGCACGATCCGACTGGCTGCGACTGGTGTAAGACCGACAAGAAGCGCCAAGCCTATGCCCATATGCGCAAGCAGCTGCGCATGACTCGGTTCAAGGAGAACGTGATGAAGGAGTGCCGCGAGTTGTTCCTGGACGAGGAGTTTGCGACCAAGGTAGATGAGAACAAGAACCTCATCGCGTTCGCGAATGGTGTGTTTGATACGCTGACCTTCGAGTTCCGGGATGGTAAGCCGGAGGATTACATCTCCTTCTGCACGAACCTCGAGTTTCACCCGGATCGCCCGCACGATTCGTTCCCGTGCTGGCAGGAGCTGAACAAGTTCCTCCACGATGTGCTGCCCGATCCCGACGTTCGCGAGTACTTCCTCGCCTACCTCGCTACCTCGCTGTCCGGAAACAATGAGGCGCAGAAGTTCCACATCCTGACCGGTACAGGTTCGAATGGTAAGTCAATGTTGATGAACTTGATGTCGACTGCGATGGGTGATTATGCGTGCAAGGCTCCAATCTCGCTTCTGACACAGGCACGTAACAAGTCCGCAGCTGCGGCTCCGGAGCTGGTCCGTATGAAGGGTCGTCGCTTCGTGACCATGCAGGAGCCCGATGAGCAGGTGCCCCTGAACACGGGTCTGATGAAGGAGCTGGCGTCTTCGGAGAAGATCACGGCGCGCGATTTGTATGCGGGTTCGAAGCAGATGCTCGACTTTGACCTCCAAGCCCGTTTCAATCTCGCGTGTAACGAGAAGCCGAAGATCAATACGCAGGACGGAGGTACGTGGCGCCGTCTGGTGGTTGTGAACTTCGTGAGCAAGTTCGTAGCCGACCCGCGGCTGCCGAATGAGAAGCCGATTGACGAATCCTTCGTCCAGAAGTCGCAGAGCAAGGAGTGGGCAGAGGCGTTCCTGGCGTACCTGGTGTTTCTGTACACGAAGGGCAAGGGGTATCGCAAGCTGGTTCCGCCGGAGAAGGTGATGGAGTACACGAGCGAGTACAAGGATGACAGTGACGTGATCGCCAAGTTCATCCGTGAGAAGATTCATAAGGTGGATACGTCGGAGAGCGGTGAAGTCTCCGTGATGCGCTGGACGGATGTGTCAAAGGAGTTCGTTGAGTGGAAGCGTACGAATGATCCGACCAGTAAGGCAACGACCGCGGACTTGAAGAAGCAGGTCGAGGCTACGTGTGGAAAGGCTGGACCCGGGAATCGCTGGACGGGTATCAGGTGTGGCGACGCTTAGTCTGGTGGTGGTGACGACGACGGTGGCGCCCGGTGCGATGACGGCGCCCGCCTCCAGTTTGCCCACCAAACACCGACTTCCAGCCATTTGCAATTGTACCCCACAGTCCGTTTCCAGCGGATACATCGGCTTCTCCTGCACTCCGAACAGTCCTGCCGAAATCGTCAAATGCGGTCTTTATCCCTCCAAAGAGTGCGTCCATTTACTCTATCTATGAGGTTATTTGCGTTGGCGGCGACGGGTCTTGCGACTTCCGCCCTTTGGCACGTAATGAACACCAGCGGCGTCAAGTGCATCGTTAGCCACTCCTCCTACTCCCCGTATGAATTGATTTGCGACATATCCGATGCCGCCAATCAAACTATTCCATACGCCACCAACTCCGTCCCGTCCATAGTTATATAGACTACCCGTGTCGTTGATTGCCCATTGGAGCAACGTAACCATCTTATTTATTTGGTAGGTTTTTTACTGTGCATGCCGGCTAGCGCCGATCTTGCTCAGCACATACGTACGCAGCATGCCAATGGTGAAGACGACCAGTACGAACGAGACGATCAGATTGACGAGGTCACCGATGACCTGACCCACCTTGAGGTCCGCCGAGCCGACCTTGACCGTGAGGGACGTGACACCCTTGCCCGCCGACGCCGCCGGCGCCAGCAGCGGCACGAGGATACCGTCGTTCAGCGACTTGAAGAACGCTGCGACGACACTTCCGAGATAAAACGCCGCAGTGAGAATGATGATGTCCTTCGTATCCAGCATTTATTGAGTTACCCAGAATGTTTTTCAGACAACGTCATAATGAGGATCCGCAATGCCGGACTGGACCTGTTGGCTGGAAATGCCACCTCGATTGTCGCGTTCGACTGCGAGTTCTGGCATAAAGGAAAGACGTTCCTCCCACGCGAGGTGGGTGGGTACCACCTGACACGAGCGGGCGACGGATGGTCGTCAACGTCATTCTTCGCGGTTCTGCCTCCTCCGCCCGGACAGTTGAATCGCGTCTCGTCCAGGTTCTCGACCGTAACGCCTCGGACCGCTGACATTCTGGATATCTTAGAGGAGACAGAGCGCACTGCACCTCAGTTCTTGGGTAACAATGATAGTGTGCGCGAGTACTTTGCCGACAAGCTGGTCAAACCCCATTTGAAACCCGTATCGTGGCTGAATGAGTTCGTGAAACTGTTACCTCACTCTGCGGTCATTGTCAAGGGTGACATGGATCTGAAAGCCTTGAAATCCGCAACGACTCACTACCGTCCACCTCTTCGTATCGTCGACATTGCTCGTCATAATCCAGCCTTCAGCAAACGGTGCGGAACTGCGAAGCTGGAAGGGACGTACGCATGTATCGCTAAGGAGCTCGACGCCGGATTGAAGAAAGCCTTCCCTGTCGGCAAGGCGCATAATCCAGTGTTTGACGCAGCCATGACGATTCAGATTGCTGCGTGGCTAGCCGAGAAAGATATACGTTGAATACAATGGATACCCGGTATTGGGGCGGGAGTGCATGGCAGTTATTTCATCTCGTGGGCGAAGGGTCACCGTCTCCACGTCCAGTTCTCGCAGGGATGGCTCGCATTTTGCCGTGCAAGTTCTGTCGCGAGAGTACCGCGAAGTTCATGCACGAAACCCCATTGACTCCGCATGGCGACACTGGACGATGGGTCTACGAGATTCACCGCAAGGTCAACCATAAGTTAACCACCCAAGCCAAGACGGATTCCGAAGTCATCCTACCTGACCCGGACCCGACGTATGACGACGTTCATGCAAAGTACTCGCGTATGTTGAAGTCGAAACCACGTGCGGTACCTGGGCGCGACTTTCTGTTCTCGATTGCGTACAATTACCCAGACGCGCCGGACTATGACCAAGTGAACGCACAACAAACCTTTCTTCGCGCATTACGAACATCCTATCCATTCCCCGAACTCCGAAAGGTCTATGTAGCATACCTCGACCGTCATCCGCTCATCCTCGAATCGAGAATGGGATACCTTCACTGGATGTACGGACTTCTGCGAGCTCTGTCCGCAAAAACACGGTCACCGATTCGTACCTTCAAGGGATATGCGCACCATGTGGCTTACTACAAGAGCGGGTGTTCTAAATCAACGTACCATGGAAAGACCTGTCGCCGATTGGGTGACGGGAACTTCACGAAACGACGTGACCATAAGCGTACTCGACGGATCGCTGTTGGAGGTCTACTCACGTAAACAGGGAGACGAAGCGACTCCGCTATGTATGCGAGTGTATCTGATTGGAATGGTGTTACTTACGTTGTTCGTTATACGGTCAGCACTTGTTTAGTGCTTGCGGTGGTGCTTGCCGCCGCGCCGGCGCGTCCCGCCGCGCTTTCCCATCGACTTCACCTTGCGCTTGAAGGTCTTCGAGGCTTGCGTCATCGCCTTGCGCAAGTTGTCGCCCTGCTTCATCGTTCCGCGACGAATCATCTCCGCGCGCGTCTTCATTACGTGAGCAATCCAAGAACGTCCACCTGCTTGTCCTGTTTCGTCCATTTTTGTTTAACCGCGCGAAATGAATCCAGGACGACTCTGTGGAGTCGGGCAGAGGTTCCACTGGCATCCGTATGCGTACACGTCGTCCATGATTTTGAAACGCGCAAACGCTTGGTCCGGTGCGACGATGACAATGTTCTTCGCAGCAAACCCTCGTAACTCAGCCGGGTCGCGGGGATGAGCCGCCTGTTGGTACGAGAGTCGGCGCAGATGACTATCATTCCACGACAGATTGATGAGCGGTTCGAGCTCGGTACCTCGCACTTCGCTTCCCGATACGATGACGATCCGGTTGGCTAATTCGCCAAGCGTCTTGCCATGAACGCTACCCTGCACGAGATGCTTGCGAACTGTCGTTTTGATATGGTATGCGATACGGTTCAACGTGAAGCTCGACTCGGTATGCGGGACAATCGATAGAATCAGCGGAGTGTCCGAAGGGAATGCGTCGTTCACAATATCGATACAGCACGACTCGAAGGAAACGTTCTTCACGATCGGTTGGTCCTGTTCGTCTGCATAGACGTGGAGCTCAATCAGTCGATAGCCGTTTTTCACTGCGAGAGCTACGTCATCTGTACACCCTTGTACCGTGAAGTCAACTAAGGTACCGTCCACGTGCTCATGCGTGACGGGAGCGTCCGCTGTTGCGAGAAGATATCCAGCGGCTGCAAGGGAACCGAACGCGACGAGTGTTTCCATTGCTCTTACCTTTTAGAGAATATCCACCATATGTTCCGTATCGCATTCACCTCATCGTCTCGAATGCGTTTACTCATCTGGACACCCAGCAAACATGCGTAGTGGAAGTACAGGCAATACATACCACATTCCGACTCCTTGAACTGATGATGTGTCGTATTGTACGTCAGCGCCATCGGTGGTCCACCGTGCGCATCCCACTGTTCCTTCCACCGGAACATGAGACGCTGAATCTCCTTCTCCGGTTTGCGAGCATAGGAGTCAAAGTACGTCATACGAGGATACTGTAACTCTGGACGGATGTCGAGAAACGTCGCAATCCAATGCTGTCCCGGTCCGTCGTGGACGTCGGTATTGAAGACGATACCGATACGGTGCTTTCCCTTCTTGAACAGCGGTTCCAACTTCATCGAGCACAGTGTCGACACGATACACTTGGACGATTCGGACTTCAAATCAAAGTCAATCGGTACACATCCAACGAAGTGGTAGTCCTCAACGACTCGCTCGAACTCATGCTCAACGTGATCAATGTCGTCCGAGGATAACCATTCTGAACGATTGTTATTCCACTCCGCCGGCGCCCGACGGCGTTTCATCATCGAATTCACAATGCACTCGGGCTTTCCGTTCGAACACGTGTCGCGGAACCGTTTCAAGAGTTCTCCCCACACAGCTTTTCGGTTACCTGGTTGAATGGGTGGGTGACTTGGATTCTCCTTGTTCCATACGGTTCGCAACCGTTCGACCTCGTTTTCATCGAAGAGGAACATAGCTCTTGCTTAAAACGGATACTTTCTATACTGTCACTTTGTAAAGCATGGACGCCCTCAAACAGATTCTCTCCAAGTACATTCGCGTCAACAAGAACATCTCCGAGCTGAACACCCAGGTAGCGGAACTGCGCGATTCCCGTCGTACGGTCGAGCTGGATCTTGCAGCCTTGTATGCGCATACAGAGCTGCCTGACCAGATTCACCTGCGTGAGTCCGATTTGATGTTCAACGTCAAGCGTCCATCCAAGTGGAAAAGGGGTTGGACGCTGTCAAAGAAGGATTTGGAGCTCTACCTGACAGAGATCCTGGGCGACCGTGGGAAGGAGGTGATGCGTGAGATTGTGCGTCGTCACGAACCTAAGCTCGTAGCCGACGACTTCGGCTTCGAGTTGAAGTCTACTGGGTCTTCGGGTGCATCGTCGGGGGCTGATTGAACTGGATTGCGAGTGACCTGAATGGTCACTGCGGTTGCGTCTTGTAAGCATGCGGCTACACCCAGACAGCAACAGACGCCGAGAAATAGCGAGACACCGCCCACGAGCATGGTGATGTCAGACATTACTCCTTTTTACTGGGACAGGGTCAAAGTTCGTTTTCAGTGACTCTTCGATCTCGCGCATGAGTTTTGCCATATCCTGTATGTGTCTGGACGCTTCAAGGGTACTTTCGCGTGCCATGAATCCCCGCTGAATTCGTGTCACCGCGACGGAAAGCTGTTGCTGCCTCTCGACCACCTGAAACGCCAATGTAGACAACTGTTTTCGCATCAATGCGCGGATATGTAAGGGACGTAGAAAATCTTTAAACCCCGGTAGGCGTGCCGGGTGGCGAGTCATTGTCCAGATTGATCCATTCAACTTTGTCCGTCGTTGTGGGTCGAATTGTCCCGATCTCCTTGAGCCGCGTGTAGCCGTCGGGGGCGTATTCGTATACCGTTTCGGCTATCACTCTGTAGTACTTCTTTTCTCGTTTACCCCCACGCTTCTTCGCGGTACGACGCCTGGCTCGGCGAGTGCGTCGGCGTCCGCGAGTTGAACGAGTGCGACGAGCCATTTACTAGTACGTCAGGAAACACTTCACATTCCGTCGTCCTCACGGGAAACGAAGTACTCTCGCATCTTTTCGTCTACCTTGCGGTCTGTCAGCTCCCAGACTCCATGCGCATTGGGCTGAACGATCGAACGCACGTCCCGCACTCCGTCGAGGATCCGGTGCCGGTCGACGTACTTGCGGTTCTTGGCTGAACCATGCCACAGATGGTACACAGTCCCAAGAGCGCAGGACAGTTTGGGTTGAATCATACGCGAGTACTCTTCATACGACGGGACGAGAGAGGGGTGAAGGTACCCTTTCGGAAACTTGATGTCCATCCACGCCGCTGTCGACATCGTATCTCCGCTTCCCGTGATGCCATGCTGGTAGAACCCAATCTCCCTGTACCACTTGCGCTGGAACGCCCACCCGAACCCGGGGTGGTAGTTGTGGTTGTACGTGTTCACGCGGTTCATGTAGGCGACCGATAATCGCGTCTGAATCAGCTTGGTATACGTGCTATCCAGCCACACACATGAAGAAAAGGGCTGGACAACGTGGTAGGTTCCCAGAAGACGCGAGACGTTGTCATACCATTTCGGATTCCCGAAGACGACATCTGCGTCAAGGAACATGATCTTCTTGAACCGACTCGGGACACGCTTTTCGAGCAATGCACAGAGCGTCTCCTTGTGGAAGAGAACGCTGTTTCCCTTGACATGGTATGCGTCCTTGATTTCGGGTTCCGCATCGCCGAACGTCAGTTCAAGCGTATAGTACGGTATATGTGCGTGTTTCAGTTTTTCGATTGTGTAGAAGTAGTTCATCAGCATCTTCTTCGAGTGAGCCGGGTTGAAGAAGACAAAGCACACGGCTATGTCTTTGCGCACGGGGATCTCGTAGCGACATGCTGCGACATCCACGATACAGGTTTCAAGAGGCGGGGCGGTTTCAGGGGTGCGGACTACGTTATACGCAAAGGACTGGATTTGTCCCATTATAAAGGAGCGTGTAGAACATTTGTCTGGAATTCACTCACGCGACGGCGGTGCTTCGTCCGGCTCAGCTCAGCCTGCTCCTTTAAGCGCTTCAACTGACGCTTGCGAGACAGCGCATACATACGCTTATTCTGTTTCTTGGTCTGAACCAACGACTTCAAGCCCTTCTTGATACCGAGGAACCCCCCGCGACGAGTACGTGCCATTGTATTGAGCAAACAAAAACGAATTTACCGCGAGGGAGGTGAATGAATCGTATGTACTCGCCTTACAATGCTTCTAACCGGATCTTCACCGAGGATGATATTCATCGCATTCTCCATCGCCACGGACTACCTCACTACCGCGTGGGCAATCGGAAAGCATTCCAAACTGCCATGGTTCACACCACCTACGTTCGTCGCACTGACTACACTACGCCCGATGGAGAGCCGGCTGTCCTTGCCCCCTGTCCCTCCGGCGTCATGCCCCTCCAAGATGAGAGTTACGAGTGCTTGGAGTTTGAAGGCGACGCAGTCCTCGGGGCTTGTATCGCGACCTATCTACGCAAGAAGTTCCCCGAGAAGAAGCAAGGATTCTTGACGGATGCCCGTAAGGAGCTCGTCAACAATGACCGGATTGGAGGGCTGTCGAAGAACATTGGGTTGGACCGGTTCTACGTAATCTCGCGACACAATGAGGACTCGGTGGCGATCGCGGGTCGCACCAATACCAAGAAGCTCGGAGACATCTTTGAGGCGTTCCTGGGAGCTCTGTGGACCGACTGCGGTAATCGCTTCAATGTCGTGTATCCCTTCGTCACCACCGTGATGGAGGCGTACTTGGACGTGGACGAGATCGTGAACTCCGCAACCAACTTCAAGGACCTGTTTCAGAAGTACTGTCAACGCGAGTTCAAGTGTACACCGGACTACGAGATGCGGTCCAATGACCCCAAAAAGAATGAGATTGTGGTCGCAGTGATGGTCGCTGGAAAGGTCTATGGAATCGGCGCAGGGACAACACGAAAGAAGGCAGAACAGATGGCATGTAAGCAAGCCCTCACCGCAGTCGGAGTACCCGTTTCCGCCGCCTAGTGCCTCCTCTACGCATTGTTCAATCGCGACAAGAATATATCCTCGCAAAGAATAAACATAATGGGAGGCGGTCTTCTTCAGCTTGTTGCCTATGGTGCTCAGGATGCCTACATCACCGGAAACCCCCACATCACCTTTTGGAAGGTGATGTACAAACGTCACACCAATTTTGCTATGGAGGCGATGCGCGTGAACTTCACGGGCTCGCCGACGTACGGTCAGCGTTCGGTGGTGGTCGTGAACCGGAATGCCGACCTGATGTTCCGCACGTACTTGGAGGTGACGCTGCCCGATACGCGCGCCGCTGCGACCGGTGCTTCTCAGGACGTGCTGTGGACGGCTGGCGGTCGTCGCCGTCTCGGATACCTGCTCATCCAGCAGGTGGAGATTGAGATCGGTGGACAGGTCATGGACCGTCACTATGGTGAGTGGATGTACCTATGGGAGTCGCTCACCTCGAAGTATGACCAGTCGGTTCGCCTCGACCAGATGCTCGGCACGAGCGTGCAGGGAACGTACTCCACTCCGGCTGGCTGCAATGGTCGCCCGTCGGTTCTCTACATCCCGCTCCAGTTCTGGTTCTGCCGCAATCCGGGTCTGGCTCTGCCGCTCATTGCCCTCCAATACCACGAGGTGCGCCTGAACTTCATCTTCCGCCAGGCGACGGATCTGGTCCAGAACGTGACGACGGGTGGTGGCGCCTTCACGGGTGGCGTCGTCGCGGCGGCGGCGGCTCTGCCCCGCTTCAAGGACTGCGCTGTCTACGTTGACTACATCTACCTCGACACGGACGAACGTCGCCGCTTCGCACAGCAGACGCACGAGTACCTGATTGACCAGCTCCAGTATGGTCTCCAACAGTCGGTGACGTCGCAGACTGTCCGCCTCGACCTGACGCTGAACCACCCGGTGAAGGAGCTGGTTTGGGTCTACCAGGATGCCCGCAAGCTCGACTGCTCGCAGCTGTCGGCTCTGGGCATGGCTAACACGCAGCCGTTCGCATACGACGACATCGCCAACCGCTGCCGCCTCCAGCTCAACGGTCAGGATCGGTTCGATGAGCGCTATGGCGACTATTTCTGGAAGGTCCAGCCCTACCAGCACCACTCGGGCGGCGCCTTCGAGCCGCACGCGTACACGCAGCTGCCGCTGACGGGTTCGACCCCAGGTTCGTTTGCGGTGTGGTTTACCGCGTCGGCTGTTGCAAGTGCCGGAACAACTCTGGGCACCGTCGCTATCACCGGAGGGGCTACGTATGCAACTCTTGCCGGGCTCACACTCCAGGTCGTGAGTGCTACAAACGCGAGTGGCTACACACTGATCCCGCCGGGTACGAGTCTCACGTTCTCGTCTGCGACTGCTGCGACTCTTTTAACGAATTCACTGACGACCCCGACAGGTGGTGCGGCCGGAACAATCTACGCGATCTACGACCCAAACAACATCGTCAACGACCCTATCAATGCGGGCGGCATCGCCCAGTCCGGTCTCCAGGTGACGAACCCTGATGCGGTTGGACTCGTCAATGGTGTGCCCTCGGTGTACGGATACACGCAGTCGGTGAACCCGATTAACGTGTACTCGTTTGCACTGGCTCCCGAAGAGCACCAGCCGTCTGGCTCGTGTAACTTCTCGCGCATTGACACGACGACCCTGGTCTTTGACTCGATTGTTGGTATTGATGGCAGGTCCCTGGCGGCGGGCTCGTTCCCGAGCAAGAACTACCCGTACCTGTTCCGCATGTATGCCGTGAACTACAACATCTTCCGCGTCATGAGCGGCATGGGTGGTCTCGCGTACAGCAACTAAATCTGATGTATAAACAATGGAAGCTCTTGGTCCAAACCCTGCGGCGGCGGTGCGCTGGCGACCTCGCGGCGAGGCTGGACTCAGATTGCTTCTCGGTTGGACTAATAGGACCCGTGCCACAGAAGATGCAGCGAGGAGAATTGGTATAGTACTCGAACAACAGCACGTTCAATACCCCGCAGCTCCCACCCAACTTGACCAAGTGATGCAGATTGCCCTCTATGGATTGTTCGAGCGCGTATCAACCCTAGAAGATCGCCTTGCTGGACCACCTGCGCCGCCGCCGCCCGCCGCCGCCGCCGCCAATATTCCTCCTAACGCCGCCGACGCCGCCATGGCCCGCGGAATCGCCCCCGCCGCCGGAGGTGGTACCCGCCGTCACCGTCGTCGTCGCCGTACTTAACGACGCACATACGGCACAATCAACAGCCCGAGGAGAAGAACCAGTACCACCGTATCGAAGACTCCCACGATCTTCTTGTACTTAATCGGAAGCTCGTGAGTTCCCGGAGGCACACCGCCATACGGCTTCGCCCAGCCGATCAATCCGCCTAAAAGCGTAGGACCGAGCTTGTCGTTACAATCGTAGATGTAGTCGTACCACGCCATCAACACATACGCAGTCATTGCGAGAACAAACGCAAGGACTGCTTGATGTTCCCACGCTTTGGGGTGAGGCATGTAGAAGACAAAGAGAATGAACAGTGCAAAGACAATGCACTTTTCATTCAGGTAGAGAGGGGTACCGAAGAGTCCGAATCCCATTTATCTTCTCAGGTCAAAAATTGTCACACTCGTACTCGGTATACAGTCTCCGATTCCCAGCGTCTGTTGTAACATGATCGGCGCAGGATGCCCACGACCCGGATTCTCCACGTGTTCGTGACCTAGAATGTGACCCATCTCATGCGAGACCATGTATTGACGATACGATGCAAGGGGTTGTTTGCTCTTTGCGGATCCATGTAACCACCTCTTCGCATTCAGGTACATGTTACGACCGCCCAGTGTCGCGCATGATAAGTCGTCCGGTAACCCACATATCTGCACAATCGTCTTCGGTAGACAAAGACGGATTGAGACAACATCGTGTGCGTGCTTATCTGACCGGACAAACGTGTATCCGTGCCCACTCCACCCATCTGGGTCGGCTAGGTATACGTCAATTAGGTCCGCGAATTCCGTCGACGAAAACCGGACTCCCTCATCGACCTCCGTGAAGTACCGGACAGTCACCATTGCTTCTAGGAAACGAAAAGTATGACAGCAGACACAAGCCGAAGCACCATGCCGCTCACCAAGTGTTCTCAGTGTAAAAAGCGTAGTCACCTCATCTTCAACTGCCAGTGTCCCGGAATGTTCTGCGTCAAGTGTCGCACCCCAGAGGTGCATGAGTGCAAGGTGTTTGTGCCCATCAAGCTCGAGCTCGAGAAGGTTGTCGCCGACAAGATGCCTACTCGGATATGATCTCGAGGTAGCCCGTGAATGTGTTCATGAGGTTCTCGATGTCCTTCCGGTCCATGTTCTTGGAGTTGAGAATGGACATCACAATGCCACCATCGCGAATCAGAACCTCAACCAGAATCTTTTGGCTCTGAGGTCCCGCGAAGTGGACTATCCAGAGTCCGCCTGTCTTGGTGAAGTGCGCAGTGTAGCCGGGGAAGCGCTCCAACGTGTCGGAAAGTGCGTTGTCAATGTTGAGTGCCATGGTAACCGCTGGCTCTTGGTTCCGTTGAACACGCTCGATTCGTTTTTGGAAAAACGGATTCCGTTGGGGAATGCACTGTCAGACACTATGGACACGACTCTACCCTTTGTTGACTTCGACATCATTCTGCAATCCATTGTGTCCTACGATGTGTACCCCGGCTTCAACCAAGCCCTCCGCGAGACATTTCGCGGACGTCACGACCAAGACCTTTCTGTGCGAGAGTTTGCGACCTTTCTGAACTCCACGGTCGACACGTTTTCGCGGGCAGCTGTGTTTGGGCGGTTGGTCGGGCAGTTGGCGTACCGCAAGGTCGCCAGCTACGACGAGGCGGAAAAAATGCTCAACGGCTATATCTAAGCGCAAAACAGAAAACGAAAGTGCGGACACCACGGCTGGACCCAGAGCCCCCCGGCCTCTTCTTCTCTTCTCACCAACTGCCAAGATGCCCTTCCAGAACTGCAACTTCATCAAGCAGGCCGACCACCGCCCCTGCGAGCACCAGGTTCACAACCACCCAGACACTGTTCCGCCGAACCGCATCCACTGCGGCATGCACGCGCCGATCGCCGCCCGGATGCCCCCCGTTGTGCCGGGGCAGTGCGAGCACATTATTGGCGGCCCAGCCCCAGTGTGGGGCCACTGGTGCGGCCACGCCAATGCCGAGAACGAGCGACTTTGCCCCCGGCACGTCATTGTGCGCGACGCCGAAGCCGCCGTAGCTGCCCGCGTGCGCGCCATTCGGGTCCAGATGCAGGAGCAGCAGCACGCCGCACGCGTAGCCCAAATTGCGGCTGAAATTGCTCAGCCGCTGCCCGGGGCCCACCGCGACCCCTTCCTGGCCCATTTGGAGGCAATGGGGCCCGCGCCCGCTCCGGGTCCGCTGGGCCGGATCGCTGCCGATCGGCAGAATGTCCACACGGCGGCAGTGGTCAAGCAAACCAACGCCGGCGAGGCCAAGCTCCTCGCGGAGCCGGGCGATGGCAAGCAAGTCGGGCTCCGAATTGCCCGCGTATTCGCGGCGAGAATGGGGAATCTCCCCGCTTTCCTGCGGGTCCTCAACGACATCGACCACTGGTACCAGACGCCCAACTGCCGCCAGCCCGGCGACCGGTTATATGGCAAGGTCCTCGAGGGTCTCTACCACACAATCATGCGCCAGCCCGAGCCGGTGCAGAAGGAGCTCTTCAACCGCCTGTGGGAGGAAGCCTCCGAATCCGTGGGCATGTGCTGCGAGGGCCACCTCTCGCGCCTGGTCAATGTCATGGCGGGCTTTGATGACGCCTTCAAGTCCTCGGTGTCGCTTGGCGAGGCGCTGCAGAGCAAGATGGCTGCGATCGCGGCGTCCGGCGCCGCTGATGCGGTTGAGCAGGCGAAGGCGTACATGACCGAGCTGGGTATGCCCGCAGCCGAGCAGGCACCTTGGCTCGAGGCGCTGGCGTAAGAATCCCTGACAGGCTGTCAGGGAGTGTAAAAATTTTCAACTTAGACCCCTCGGGGTCTCTACTGTGGGGTGTAGTATGCAGCCGGGTTTACCTCTTCTATGTAGCCATACAAGAGCATCATGAAGTACTCCTTCCATGCGTAGGTCACGTTGTCTCGCTCGAAGACGTCGATCAGCGACGTCCCGACTGCGTCACCGATTGTTACATTGAATCCCATCGAGCTCTGCTGAGGCCACGTGAGCGTGACGTCATAGGTCTTGTCGTTCAGGTCGACAATCTCGATGTCGGGGTGTTCGCCGAGTGTGTTGAGCGCGTAGATGAGAGCTGAGTTGAGAGGAATCATTTTGTCCACATTCATTGTGTTGTGGTGGGTATGCGGACTCCGTTTTCTGAAAACGAATGAGGTCCCCGATATATTTTATAGCAGGCACAATGAGCAACATCAGTCTTCCTCCTTCTACCATGGATTCCTTCAACGGCTCCGGCTACATCCAGAACACTCTCCACCAGGGCGTCACCTCCTTCAATGCGCTGTCCGAGTATACGGACGGGTCCAAGGACGCAGGTGCGGAGAATGTACATATCCACTTCAACACGATGAACAAGACCATCTACCACTCGGACGACGGTTGTGGCATGACCAAGTCTGAGCTCGAGCGGGCAAATATCCGCTGTGCACGCCGCGAGCACGTCGAGGAGGGGCAAACGGGCTTCTTCGGCGATGGAAAGAAGGTGGGTGGCGGGGTTCTGAGCCAGCTCAAGATGCCGCTGCGCACCATCTCTTGCGGTTCGGACAATGTGTTGTCCGCAATCGATGTGGATCTCCCCACCGCCGTTGCGACGGGGAGGCTCACCCTTCTCGCAACCACATTGAAGCGGGGCGATGACATGTGGGACGAGTATGCCGTTGATGCGACCGGAAACGGCACTGTTGATATCATTCCCTGCGCGCCCGAGAAGTTTGACGAGCTGCTCTCCGGAGTCACCTCTGGCACTCTGCTGGATGCGTTTCGCAAGACATACCGCGAGCGTCTCCTCTCCGAGGAGCACCCTTTCGATATCTCGTTCTACATCGACGAGGAGGAGTATCCGCTTAGCCACGATGATGTGTTTGACGAGAAGAACTCGGAAGTGCATCATGTCACCGCGAAGGTCATTGATAAGGACGGTGTGATCCGCACCTGCTTCAATCCTCAGGGCACGGACAAGCTGCATTACTATGCGGCGGAGAAGCTGGAGGACCTTGAGAACAAGGTCGTTCTTCCGGACGAGGTCCTTCACGTGATGAAGGAGGGTGACCGCGTGATTGGTGACTTGAGTGTTACGCTCATCCTCGCAAACGACCCGAGGACGGGTGGGATTCATATCCAGCGTGGAGATCGCATCCTAGACACGATCAAGCACACTCCCGTGACATCGGGAGATATCGGGGCGCGTAACTACTACATGGGTACGCATACAATTGTCAAGTTCTCGCCGAACAAGGAGATGGATAAGCTGTTGGGCGTTCAGGTTGACAAGGGCAACGTTGTGCGCGCTAACATCCACCGGAACATCATGCTGACCATTGAGAAGGTCGCAGACAGCTGGGTCAAGCCCAAGTGGAAGGCTAAGAAGCCCAAGACGGACAAGAATGTTGTTAAGGGAGACAAGGCGATTATCGAGGCACTCAGGCGCCGCGTCGCGGAGCTCGAGGCGGAGAACGCACGCCTCACGGAGGCTCTCCACGGAGACGATGAGTAGACGATGCGCAGTGAGCCAAGTCTATCGCAAAAACAAAATTTTTACATTACGTGAGTGAGTAAGTAAGGTCTTGTTCTGTGTCTACACGCCCGTCATACCGCGGGGGAGGGCGGGAATCTCCGGACCCTTTCCCTCCACCCAGTCCACAATCAGCCCATTCTCGCGCACCACTTCGAGATCAATGAAGTACGGCATCTTGCGCACCCAGCCCTTCGCCTTGGACAGGCACTCGACCACCGCCTCCGTGCCGAAGAACGGGTGCTCGATGACCGGACCCTTGAACCCGTGCGCCAGCGTACACGCCAGGACACCACCTGCATCGATGATATGTCCGGAAACCAGTACCAGATTGTACAGGTTCAGTACAGAGTCCGTCCACTCAAAGTCACCCACCGTGTCCTTGCCCGTAACCCACATGCCATGCTCGTCGAGGTACGGGTGATACGGCGTGATGAGCGTGTTCTTCACCTTGCTCATCATGAGACTCTTCGCACCCGCATGTCCCAACGTGACCACCGCCTTGACGCTTGCGACTCCCGTAGGCGTCCACACTCGGTCGCCAGGCATCAGCATCTTGATCGGCATCCGCTCACTCCGCGAACCATCGCCCATCAGCACCATCGTATCGCCTGCGAAACAGCCACCCGAGTACGCCTGGGTCAGGTACGCAGTCCGCTGTGCAGCCGTGGTGTGGACCGCAGTACCACTGCGCCCCGTGCCCGTAGGCGCGGGCGGCTCCATGCCGAGGAACAGCTTCTCACCCGCGTCCACCAGCCGACCGAACGGCGAGTCCGCATTGCCGCCGTAGATCAGCGAGCCCGGGTCCTTGAAGTTCATGCGGCGCTGGCGCTTCTGGTGAAGCAGGGACGCGCGCAGGTAGTGGGCACCCCAGCGAGCCCAGTAGCGCGGAGCCAGTCCGACCTGCCCCTCCGTCGGGTCACCTGACCGCACATCCCGCATCAGCGCCTGAACACGCGGGTCCATGTCGTCCTTGAACCGAAGGTAGAGCTGGTCGAACATATCCAGGACATACTTGATGTCCGTGGTGTTCATCGCGTTAACGACTTGCTCCATCGTAGTCGTTGTGAGATTCCACGCAACGGGGTACGTGTCCGCAACCCGCGTCGGGACAGTCTCCTTGTCGCCGAGCGAGGCTGTGACCTTCGCACCTGGCGGCACCTCCACCAGGAAGTTCCGCGGCTGACCCACAGCCAGAGGACTCGTGTTGAACGAGTTCGCCTTGCCGTTGACCGTGACCGTCACCGTCTCGTTGCGGCTGGCGGTCACCGCACAGTTAGCCGCCCAGTTGATGAACACGGTCGCAATCATCGACAGATCCGGGATGAATCCGAAGGTACCGCCGCCCGAGGACGACATCTCCGCGATGCGAGACAGCAGATGGCTGTCCAGCTGGTAGCCGAACCCGAAGGTCGAGAGAGACCAAGGGTTCTTCATCTCCTGCTTGGAGAGCCAATCCACCGTGCCCCGAACCGAGTGCGGCACAACCGTCTCCGCGCCATCCGTCAGCAGTGCACCGAAGATAGCCCGTCCCGCCAGCTCGGGGCGGTTTGCGATGCCCATCATCGCAGTGATAGCCGCATCGATGTTCGTCATCTCGTCAGGATGAACACCGTCCAGAATCGTCTCGAGCTGCCGGACTCCCGCATCGTCCATGAAGGTCGGCTCCAATGTGACCTGTGCGTTGGTACTGAACGTCACCAGCGCCAGCGAGTCCTCGGGACGCAGCATGCGAGCCACGCACTTGATGGTGTACTTCGCAAGGTCCATGCGGGTGTAGAAGACCTCGGTTGCGTCACGATCCACCAGGTCATTCATCGACCCAGAGTAGTCCAGACCGATGATGTAGACGCCAGGCTGGCGCGGGGTCGCAGGGTCAACCTCTGCGACGACGTTTACGAACTCCTTCCCGAGGTAGGAGACCATGTTGGCGGCGATAGCCACCTCTCCGCCCTTGAAAGGCGCAGCCCCCGCGGCGGCGCGGGGCACAACAGCGCCAGGGTTAGCCGATAGCCACTCCTGGACGCGCTTCTTGAGTTCGCGCTCGGGGCGGAAGGACCCCAGCTTGGCGCGGCAGGTCGGGCACGAGTCGTTGCCTGGGCGGCGCAGGTCGTGGTCGCCGTGAAACCACTCGTTGATAGCACCCAGCTCGAAGATATGTCCGTTGACGCAGACATTCACGGGGTTGACGAAGGGCTCCTGCGTGAGCGGGCAGATGAAGTCGGAAGGGATAGAAGACATTTCGGCAGCGTGACGTGCTCTGTCTACCCACGTACCGATCCGTTTTTCGCAAAACGAATACCGTTGAGATACCCCAAGACTCAAAGCCCGGACAAAATGCCTATCCTCTCTTCTTCTGACATCAACGAGCTTTCTACAGCCTGGTCTGCACGCCGCAACGAGGCATTCACCAACCAGGTCATCTTCGAGTTCCTGCGCTTGATGCAGGCGAACATCCCCGCGGACCTCAAGGAGCGGCTTCTGGATTCCATCCACTTCGCTTCCAAGCCGAAGCACATGAACTGCGGCTTTGGCGGCATCCAGTTCGACGTCGACCACGTGTTCTACGCCGACGGCTGGGGCAACAAGCGTATGACAATCAGGCAGTTGGTCTACGGCACCGACGTCCTCCGCCAGCTCGCAGCGGTGATCGGTGAGAACATTCGCGTAACTCCGCGCTTCACAGACGCCACGGTGTACTTCACCATCGACTTCTTCCCGCTGCACCCATCGCGAGTGGTGTACAACCCGGAGGACGAGGTGTACGACGACATGCCCGGACTGGACCCGCCTGTCTAAAACGAATTGTCCAACTCAACACAAGAGCTAAGCCACAATGGACTCTGACACCCCAAAGACACGCCGCGAATCTCGCAAGGATCCTCGCACCAAGAGCAACGGCAAGGACAGACTCGGCAGCGGCAAGGGCACTCGCGCCCGCGAAGCCGTTATCGCAGCCGCAGCTGCCCGCCCCAAGGCTAAGTGATTTCTGAAAACGAATTGTCCGGCATCACAAAAAGTCCAGAAGCCTCTTGCTCTTGTACACACACTGAATCCATCGATCTCAGTTGTTGTGTATTGGGAGTTGTGCTTGCACAGTGACCTAGCACCTCACTACTTCAACTTCAACCATGGCGTCTTCCGCGAAGAAGCCCTCGTGGCGCGACGACTTCGTCAGCGTTATCGCTGAGGTCCAGGCGGATCCTGTGGCTGTCGCCGCGCTCGCTGCGGCTAAGGCTAAGAAGGAGGCTGACGCAGCCTTCGCAGCCAAGCAGAAGCAGGAGTTCGACACCAACTGCTCCAACTTCCACGCTTGGAAGAAGGCGAACCCCTACGTGTTCCAGGACTTCTGGACTGCGGGTAAAATGGCGCTCGACGGCTGCGGCTGGGAGGTCGAGCCCAAGTGCATTCGGCGCCAGGTGCCGAACCGCAACACCTGCCCGTACTGCAAGAAGCCCTAAGTCCAACTGTCAAACCCGGAAAAATCAAATACAAAACCACTTTTGCATTGTGACGCCCCAGCACATTTCTGAAAACGAAGTATTCAACATCATGAAAGAATCCAGATTCCCTCAGTACAAAATGTCACGCCCTACTCTGAGCTCGATCTCCGACACCGCTTCAGCCCTCTGCGACACCCCAATCTCCTGCCCCAAGACCCGAAATAAGGGCGACGCCGGTCTGCTCCTCGAGCGGCTCACTGGAATTCCCGCCTCGTCGGCGCTTCTCGACGCGCTCGATGGCGAGGTCAAGATATTTCCGGTCAAGACTCTGCGTAACGGAACTCTTGTACCTAAGGAGACCGTTGCCGTGACCATGCTCAACTTCCAGGCTCTCGGAACCACCGCGTTCTGCGACTCGCACTGCGCCGCCAAGCTGCGGCGCGTCCTCTTCGTTCCCTACGTGCGCAAGGGCGACACAATCATTCTGATGAAGCCAGTCCTCTTCTCCGAGTCGACACACCCGGATCTGTTTGCAGCCCTCTGTACAGACTACGACGCAATCCAGGCGACGTGGCTCAGCGCAGGCGAACTGCACGGCAATACTGGCAAGTTCTTGCAGAGCCGCACGAAGGGTCCCGGTGGCGCCGCCAAGAAGACGCGCGCTTTCTATCTGCGCCCCGCGTTCCTCAAGCAGGTAGTGAAGTTGAACTAACTAATAGCTCCATCGCTCTCGAAGCGGGATTTGTTGAGTGAATCGCCCGCCGGCACGACACTTGCTCAATCTCATACCCTTCAAATGACGCACGGACAATCGGTGCGTCGGCGTTGCTAAGTAAGAACCTACATTTTTTCAACTGTGCGAACAGCAATTCATGCGAAGTCATCGGGAATTTGTCCTTCGTATACCCGACAAACGAAGTGGATGTAATGGGGACATATGGCGGGTCAGCGTATACAAAGTCTCCCTCCTTGACCGCCTTCAATGCCTCTTCAAACGACTGATGTGTAAAGGTCACTCGCTGTATGGCTGCAGAGACTTCCCGTAGATGCGCCTCATCATACACGCTCGGATTCGAATGTCCATAGGGTACATTGAACCCCGACGGACCCTCGCGATAGACTCCCCTGAAACAGGTCTTGTTCAGAAAGAGGAACAGAGCGGGCGTTGGTGACGCGTTGAACAAGGTACGACAGCTGTAGTAGAATTCCTCCTTCGACTCAGCTGCATTGTTCTCTCCTACGAGTGCTGCGAGAGATGTGATAAGGCTTTCCACATCTGTCTTCACTGCCTGATAGAAAGCAATCAGATGTCGGTTCAGGTCACTGGCGAATACCTCATCCCGAATAGTCTTCGCTTCCAGGACTGCGAAGAGAACGCTTCCGCCACCCACGAACGGTTCGTGATAGGAGTTGAGTTCGTCGGGTATCTTGGATAGTACCTTGTCGAGTATCTGTGTCTTACCACCCACCCACTTAAGAAGAGGTCGCATGACCTGGGTTACATTTGTGGAGCGGAATTCCTTTTGAACACTTGCGAATTCTGGATTTCTAAAAACGGATCGCGAACGCCTCAGCACATTTCTGAAAACGAATTGTCTGCTTTCAAGATATCTCTCTAAGCCCCCCAAGCTCTTCTCTCTTCTCTCTCATCTTCTGAAATGTCTTCCAACCTCGCTTCCACCCTCAAGAACCAGATCCGCGTCGCCATCACCACCCTCTACGACGAGTCCCAGCTCGGGAACGTCAACAAGTACTCCAAGCCGGACGAGCTCGCAAAGGCGCTGCTCGACCAGCTCTTCCCCGACGAAGCCGAACACAACTCCGAAGTCACAGGCGTTGTGCGCGTGCCAACCGTCGCCGACGAGCGCCCTTCCGACTCCGAGTCCACTGACTCCAAGAAGGAGCGCAAGAAGCGCGCGCCAATGTCCGACGAGACCAAGGCTGCGATGCTCGCCAAGCGCGCAGCCACCTTGGCTGCCAAGGCAGCCGCTGCACCCCCTGCCGAGGCGGCTGCGGCTGCGCCCGCACCCGCTGCCGACGCGCCCGCTCCGGCGCCCAAGGAGCGCAAGCCCCGCGGACCCATGTCCGAGGAGGCCAAGGCAGCGATGAAGGCGAAGCGTGACGCCACCATCGCAGCCAAGAAGGCTGCGGCTGAGTAAGCAGCAGCCAGGTACACCGCAGGTCTACCACACAAAAAAAATCTTTTCAATTCGTAGCCCGTACCTCGTGAATCCACTTTTCTGAAAACGAATTGTCCGACATCACGAAAAGTCCAGAAGCCTCTTGCTCTTGTACACACACTGAATCCATCGATATCAGTTGTTGTGTATTGGGAGTTGTGCTCGCAAAGTGACCTAGCACCTCACTACTTCAACCTCTTCTTCAACCTTCTTCCGCCACCATGGCGACGCGCTTCGTGCCGTTCTCGGTCCACATGCGCCGCGCGGGCTTCGTGCCCACGCACTCAACGTCCTGGTCCATCCACGAGCCCAAGTGGGTCCAGGCACCAACCGTCGACATGCGCAAGGTCGACCGCGTTATCAACACGCTGTCCCGCTTCATCGCGAAGTGGGTGGCGCAGTCCCGCGACCTCCGCCGCAACCGCCGCCGCGAGCCCGCGAAGTACCAGCCCGGGCTCTGGTACGACCTCGAGCTTATCGAGGAGCGCAACAGCATCCGCCGCACGCTCTCCGAGCACCTCGAACACCGCCTCAGCTTCGACCGCTATGCCCACATGCCCGAGCGCGAGTGGAATGCAGTCGTCCGCGGCTGGATCCACACCTACCGCCGCGCAGACCGCGACCTGCTGCCTCTCCTCCGCGGGGACGTCGCACGCGTCAACAGCCACCGCGCAGACATCGCGGCAGTCGAGCAGGCGTTCGCGGCGCGCATCCACAACCGCCAGCGCTCCGCACCCGTGCGCGTCGCCCGCGTGGTACGCCGCAGCGGCTTCGCAGCGCTCAACGACAGCGACTCCGAGTAAGGTACTTCCCCAAACACACAAACACAAAACACAAAACACCTTTTCATTTGCCAAACTCTCTGCGAAGCATTTATCGAACGGTGCGTTGCTGAAAAAAAGTTTCGGAAACGAGTCCAACTTTCATCCATTTTTCGTAGGTGGTGAATCTGGATTTGTTGGGTGGATGTACGCACGTCACGCGCAGATCACATGGACAAAGGTCGCTTCGCTCCATGCGACATGTGTCTTTTTCTGGGGTAGGGTAGGGTCAACAGCTGCGTGGTGACGTTTTTTCGGGGCTCACTAATAAGAGTTGGAGCATCATAGGAACTTGGGACTTCGCGTTCGATGACCAATTCGCGTACCATATCTTGAATTATTGAACTATCATGTAGCTTCGGGTCGACGATTACATCGCCTTA